CCTCGATAAAAATACCGACTTAGACGCCACTGTGCGCAAAATCCAACGTGTCGAATCATTTGATGAATTGGATGAGGTGAAACTCCTCAGGTCACGAAACAAAGACCTAAAAGACAAATTGACTAGGAAGTACAAGCATGTATCACAGTTGCAAAAACGTATTGCAACTTTGGAAGGTATGGTACTAGTCTCGCAATCAGGTGTGGTATCCGACTCGGATCCCGCGCCTGGTACTCAGGAGAAGGAATTAGCTCCAATGAGTACGGAACAGATTACTTCCTTTGCAGACCAGGACGCTGGTTGGGCTACCGAGAAGGTTGGCATGTATGATCCGACTATGGATCTAGCAAACAATAGTGATAGTGAACTTGGGAATTTTCTTAAGCGACCTATCCGTCAATCAGCTCAAACATGGATCGTTGGACAACCGTTCTTTTATAAGTTCAACCCATGGGCAGCATTTTGTGAGAATCAATATGTACGCGACAAGATTAAGAATTATGAATTGTTGCGAATGAAGCTCCATGTAAAAATGGTGATATCGGGCACAAAGTTCCATTATGGACGTGCTTTAACTTCTTACAATCCTTATACAGAAGGAGATGCGGTCACTGTTGATCGTAACTTTATATCTCAGGATTTGATTCAGGCATCACAAAAGCCCCACTTTTTCCTAAATCCAACCAAGAATACAGGAGGTGAACTTTGTTTACCGTTCTTTTGGCCTCAGAATTATTTGAGTATCCCGAATGCAGACTGGAGCGATATGGGTGACGTTGTCATCTCTTCCTTTGGAAATTTGCTACATGCAAATGGAGGAAACGATCCAGTAACTATTACTACATACATTTGGGCTGAGGACATCGTACTCACCATCCCTACTTCATCAGACCCACCAACTGTGCTTGAATCACAAAGTGGACGCAGAGGAACGCGTATGTCTGGTGCAGACTCAAAGAACAGCATCAACTCCCGTGATGAATATGGGCAAGGCATTATTTCGAAACCTGCTTCTGCAGTTGCGAAAGCCGCTGGAGCTTTGTCTTCACTTCCTATTATTGGTCCTTACATGAGGGCCACGGAAATTGGAGCAAATGCAACCAGTAGAATAGCACAATTATTTGGCTATTCTAGACCTAACATCATCACTGATATTCAGCTATTTAAGCCAGCACCTACGGGTAATCTGGCCAATGTAGACGCCGCTGATGGAGCAATGAAGCTTACCCTGGACAGCAAAACTGAGCTGACAGTGGATTCCCGTACCGTAGGTTTAGACGGCACGGATGAGATGGGAATAGGCGATTATGTCAAGAGAGAATCGTACTTGACACAATTTGAATGGACTCCAGATTTGAGTCCTGACACATTACTGTGGAACACGAGAGTTTTACCAATGCAATTGGACAACGTACAAGGAGAAATACATATGACTCCTTTGGCACACATGGCAACATGTTTTGAACGTTGGCAAGGATCACTGAAATTTCGATTTCAGGTGGTCAAAAGTGATTTCCACAAAGGCCGTATTTTGGCCAGGTTGGACCCCAATCAATTTACCTCGTCAGTTGATTACAATACCAACTATTCACGAGTTATTGACATTGCCGAGACAGATGATTTTGAAATTGTCATCGGATGGGGTCAGAAAACGCCATGGAAAGAATGTGGAACCCCGTATGATTCGGGTTCGAACTTTTCCGACACTTCGCGTCTGCTTACTACGGCCACTCAGGCTAATGGTATATTGGAGCTGGTGGTGCTTAATCACTTGGTTTGCCCAAGTATCGATGCGCCCATCAGTATTAATGTGTTTGTATCCGCTTGCGATGATTTTAAGCTTGCGGCACCCACAAATACTAGTTTGGGGAATTATCATTTATTCCCTGAACCGGTTGTTGCCCAATCGTCGATCGCCGAAGATTTAAAGGAAGCTGATGAAATCCTTGAATCACAAAGTAGTTCTCCCAATGTGGAGACAGGAGATTCAACGGAGTCAGATAAACCTACTTCTTCAGGTGAACTAATGACGATCGCTAGTGAGTCCAATCAGGAGGACGCTACGTACTTAGTGTACTATGGCGACCCACCTTGCTCTATCAGAGAGCTTTGTAAACGTTATGTTTTTACAAGATTTTGGTATCCCACAACAGCGAGTTCGGATGCATTCCGCATCAACGGATTGCGCAACAAAAATGCCCCATACCACACTGGATATGATCCTAATGGTATTGATCTTGCGCAGGATGGTCTTACACCTTTAACGGTTGGACCTACTGCCTATCACTCATGGTTTACGCCTGCCTATGCAGGTATGCGAGGTGCATACAGGAAGAAGTATTTCTTCTCAGCACCTACTACGAGGCAAACACCTCTAGTCTTGAGAGATGCCTTCCAAGGCACAGGAAACGGAACTTTTTTCAATTCCGAAATCCTATTAGCTTCAGGAAGGGCAGTTATTCAGAAGTACCTATCGTCAAGATGGGCTAACGCTTCGGGCGGTGGAGCTACAGCCACCAACTTGGG